TATAGTACCGATTCAGTTTTTTAAGTTGTTCATTATATTACTATAACGCACTATAAACCCGATAAACAAAGAACTTTTAATGCGATGGTCGCGCGTTCGAATCGCGCACGACCCACCACCAAAGTTATATAAATCAACCAGTTAGGCTTTACGGTCAACTGGTTTTTTTATGCCTGTCGCTAAAGTTACCACATTGTTACCACCGTTTAAAATTTCCGCCAACGGATTAAGCTGAATAGCTTGAATCAAGTAATCCGGTGACAAGTGAGAATACCTCATGGTGATGTTCAAGCTTGAATGGCCGAGTATCTTTTGCAGAGCAACAATGTTGCCGCCGTTCATAATAAAGTGACTCGCGAAAGTATGCCGAAGAATATGCGCTAATTGACCTGATGGAACTTTTAAACCTGATCTCTTGAAAGCAGACCTATAGGCAGAATAACAAGATTTAAAAGGCTTTTGATTCAACCGGTTACGAATATACAAAAAAACAGTTTCATCCACCGGGACAAAACGCGAATGGCCGTTCTTAGTATCAACAAATTGAAAGCCCTGATTAATACAATTCTTCACGGTTAAACCTTCAGCTTCAGACCATCTCGCACCCGTAACCAAGCAGATCATAACAACAAAAGGCAAGCTTTCATTAGTCGTTAAATCAACCTGTATCCTCAATAATTCGACCTGAGAAGCAGTTAAATAAGAAAGTTCAGTTTTTGCCTCACGAAGCTTACGAACAGTCAGCACAGGCGAATCATAATCAATAACCGAAAGACGTTTAAGTTCACGAAACAAAGCCTTTAAGGTAATCAATTCGCGATTAAGCGTAGCCGGTGAAATCCCCTGATTTAGTCTTGCTGTCCGGTATCCGGCCAATAGTTCAGGGTCAATAAATTTAGCCCGTGGATTTCCCAAAAGTTCTGACAATTTAAGAAGCCTATTTCTGGTATCAATAGCACTTTTTAGACTGCGGCCATGAAAATCAAACCATAACTTAATCAAATCACTTAATTGTCTATCATCAACAAGGGCCTGAACGGCCTGAGTATCAGATAAACGTGATACATAAGTCCGTTGAAACTCTATTGCATCAACCTTGTAATCAAACCGCTTAACGATACGCTTACCACCAACACCATCAGGCCTAAAATCTAGCCTATATTTTTTACCTACCTTGGTAATCATGCAGGCTTAAAAAATTTATCGCGAGCTTGCTGCTTTATCGGTTCGTTATTCTTGCACACAGTTTCAACATGCTTTCTCAAGCATTCCGCCGAGCAAAATACGGTTTGATTCCAGATTAAAGCTGTTTTAAGCAATGTTCTGCCCGGACAGATAGAACACGGCACAATAGAAAAAAGGTTACTCATGCCGCTTTACCTTTTTTCTTTGGCGATAAGCCTTTTGCTTATGAGAATTAGAGCAATAAAACCGAGAACCACCCCGATGACAGTTCGGAGACTGAATAACCCAAGAACCACACAACAAACAGTAACCCAGGAACACCGTAACGCTATTCATGACGCTTTACCCACTAATCGCCGTTTTTCTAAACCGTTTTTAATTTGTTCGCGTATGTCATCATCATCTAATCCCCGGTTCCGGTAATAAATTTGTATTTCCGGCCATATATGCAAGCGGTGAATCTGTCGCATTACGTGCCTTACTGTGCATTCATTACGGCGAGCCATGATTGACACTAAGTTGCCAATAACGGAGGTGATGTTTCTAGCGATAGGGTCTACGGCTTCTTTTTTTTTGCGCGTTATTTTGACACCTTGAGCAGGGACTTTGAAGATGACGTCTTGCATCAACAATTGCCAGAAAGGGTTTACATAACCCCTTGGATCTCCGTCGATCATTAGCCGGTTACGTTCTAAGGCGTAGCGCCATAAGTCGGTTAAATGATCGGCGACTTGGTGAAAGCCTTCAAATTCTAAGCCAAGGCCTAAGCCTATTTCCCGGATGACGGTATGATGCAAACGCGCTTCTATCCGTCGCACTGGATTGGTATTGTCATAAGCGCCTAATGAATAGATATTCCATTCTTCGTGAAAATAATCCACTTTGTCGGATTTGATCATTTCATAGCTTTTGTCATAGATTGCCATCTGTACGGCTATTGGCTTACCGATCAGGTAGTTTTTACCCTGACCTTCTCCACCATAGGTAGCCACTGCATCCGTGAAGTCTGTGAGGTCTAAGGATGCTATACCGTCATAGGCTCTAATGGTCCGGGAACTTGTTGAAAATTTTTGAACAAAATCTACGGGCAGGTTAAAGCCCTGATAATCACAAGCCAAATGAACAGCAACACCCTTTGCTTCCGGATGTTCCAAGAAAATATGAGACAAGCCGACAAATTCACCATGCAGGTATTCCCATATTTGGGCGGTTGTGCGCTGGGATATGAAGTGCGGCGACAATTCAACTTTAAGATGAGAGCCTTCGCTATCCATTTTGCCGTACCAGCTACCAAACAGGATAACTAAGCCAACAGCGTTGTTTTGCATCTTATAGCGATAACCGCCGGTTTTTCCCATCCGCGAAAAATGCCAACGGTCATCATTAACCAGGTCATTTGCGGTTAACAAGACAAATTCATCTTTATTTTCAACATGTTGCTCAAGCTTAGTAATGAAAGAAGCTTTTGGTACACCATAAAACAGCTGTCTTACTGTATCCACCGAAGCACCAACGATGTTAACGCCTGATAAATCGGTTACTTCTCCGTTATTAACGAACAATAAACCGGACTGATCTTCATCAGCACCCTGTGAAAGGGATTCAAGGGAAAAGCGTGGGTTAAATTTCATATTGTTCAGCTCTTATGGGCTTCGTTGTGTATTGTTCTGTTACGTGATACAGGGACGTAACAGCCTTTTTTGTTCTTTTTAATTTTTTGCGACCGCTGTTTAGTCAGTCGTTACCAGCTTAGGGTTAAGCGGCAAAACTTTACATTTTGAAATCGGCCAACATTCGGAACCGCGATCAAGCCCAAAATGAAGAATTAGCTTCGGCTGGTGGATTTGCAAAAATCGTTCAGCACACTGCCTATAATCGGCTATGACTTCAGGGTCACGGCTTGGGCACCTAACTGCAATGACTTCGCAATCTGTCAGGCCTGCAAAATATTTATCCAGGTGCGGGTCTTTTGAATGCGTCCACTGCAAGACAGGGATGGAATAAACGCCATGATCGGCCCACCATGCGCATACGATTCTTGAGCGCCATATCTGGTAAAGTGAATAAATGTTGGGGTAATTTGCATATACGGAAAAGTCAGGCGCTACGACGGTCCCGGCCAACAATGCCTTTTCAACAAATTTAGTGGGTGAACGCCATATGCCTTCCAGCCGCCAATCATCAACAAAGCAATGGAAAGGCAAGATTTCTGTTTTTGAGCCGTATCTAAAAAATTGAATATTTCTATAATCCGAAAGCTTATTCGATAAATAAGGAAAAGAACCGGTATATGCAACATTCGGTATTGTTAAAGTGACGCGGTTATTCATAAATTAATTCTCAAAATGAACAGCTATAATCTGCTACATGTCTTTATTCAACGTTTCGTTATTTATTCGAACGCCAATTACTCCAAGAAGGCTCAACCCCATGCTTTGATTCATAGAATTTAGATAATTGAAAATTCAAATCCGAAGCAGAGCCGTTAAAATTACCCGCACTACGATCAGAAGAAGTCTGTATCTGGGAATATTTGCCGTAGTTTTCAAACCGTTCAGGCGTCAATTCCGCTATCCATTTCCAACGGTCTGTCAGCTGGTGACCGTCCTTGCTACGACCACCCATGCTTAATGACTCGCTACGTTATGAGAATCGGAAGTAAAAGCATGTTCGCCTGTCGCCCAAGATTTTTTATAAGCGTCAATTCGCTGTCTTGCACTCATTGATTACCCTCAGCGCCTAAAATCACGGTTTTCATTTAAATTGAATTCAGTCGCGCGGCACTGCGCTCCTGAGCATGGCGTTGGGCACCCTCCCCGCGCGAGGGCCGCTCCCATTTTTTTTGACTAAAGAGAGGGACCAACACCTAAAGAAACCGAAGGAACATCACACGTAATAAAACGCTTCAGGCCTTTGTACGTGAGCCATGCAGCACAATCATTAATTGGCATAAAGTCATAACCAACTTTAAAAAGATCATCAGCATTAATATTTTTCAACCTCAATCCATTCTGAGAAATATTAACAATCCAAATGGTTTTTTTCTTCGAAAAAACATGACCTACGATATGTAGGCCGTTCTTTTCATAAGGGTCGGAAACTTTTTTTTCTTCTGAAACATCATGTGATTGTGGTGCTTGGGGTGCTTTGGGTACTTGTGATGGTTGTAGTTGTAGTTGTGGTAGCGATAATTGTGAAGGTGGTAGTTGTGGCTGTGCTTTATAAGATTTGGCATTCATCGGATTTTTAACGTCAAATCCGATAATGATGCAAAAAAAAAGAACAAAACATAAGGCAGCACCAATAAACGGCCAACGCTTCCATAGTGGAACTATATCTTGAGCTGCAAGCTCTGCCCCGCCTCCCCTAGTATGAGATTTATAAAAAGGGAAATACTGCTTCTCATATTTCCGAATGCCGATATTCACCACTTCACCACGTACGCCGTCTTGCACTTTGCGAACATAGGTTTTTTCAGATCCCATGCTGGTATTTTTCTTAACCCTATAGCAGATCTGTACCAGATCGAGAATAGCGCGATTAATTTTGCCATAAGACTGAGTAATCAGAAGAACATCAGCGGATTCATGACGATGCAAAGAATACCAGTGCTCTACCTGCATTTCAGTGCCAAGGCGGGGCAATGGTATATGACACTCATCAACCACATACAATGGGCCGGAACCTGATAACGGATGCCGCCAAGGGTCTCCGTAGTCCTCAGCATGGGCAAATGGTGCATTGATAAAATAATTTTGCTTTACAGCAATACCGAATTTCTGAAAGCGAGTTTCAGCCGCTTTCCAGTCAGTTTGAGGACGTTCTTTTCTAGTGGTCGTGCGAATCTCAATTAATGGCAAAAAACCTGCATTTATCTTTGCTATATAATCAACGTCCAGCGGTAAATTTGTAATCACTTTGCGACCGGCTTCCAACGCTGGCAATATGTGATAAACGACAGCTTCATAAGACTTTCCGCCGCCGGGTGGACCAAGCAACAAATTTATCATGACCCCAACCTCACAAACGGTATGAGCTGCAATAAGATTCTAACAATGATTGCAGCCCCAATAATGACCATACACTGAGCAAATCCGACCAGACCCAAAATATTTAACAATGACTCAGGTATCTGCTGAAAAATACCAAAATGTTGTGTAATGTCGCTTAAATCAACAGACCCGAGAATAGTTTCTGAAAGTGAAAGAAGCTGATCTATTATGAATATAAAAAAATCTTTCAACATCAACCACAAAGAAGAAAAAACCTTTTGTACCAAATCTAAAATGGAAACCCAAAAGCTATTCCAAGTAGCAATTATAGTATCGATTATTTTCATGTTAACCACCAAATACCAATGATCGCGCGGTAAACAAAGCCGTAATAATAAATATCAAACGCAACAACGGCCATATCTCACAAGGCGGCTGTAACTCCATTGAACCCCCTGACAATGTAGGAAATGACCAGCTAGGGCAATTCCCTGAGCCGCCTATTTGCGGAGTTAAACCCGAAACAGCAGAAACAAAAGAGGTCTGCATCAATGCCGCTTTATAGTCTGACCACACTTGAGATATGCCGCCAGGATATTCCGACGTATAAAAACTATCAGGACCCGCAGCAAAAGAGCCAGGAGTACCACCGCTTAATTTGTCGCTAATCTCATGTAAGGTGGAATCCTTGCCTAGTTTGGATGTGTCGACGGAAGGTGATGTGCTGGTGCCAATGCCGGAACCTGGACCGTTACCGTTGCCGTCACCACTGACAACATCAACCAGCACTTTAATAGAGCGATTGAGGCCATCTTCTACTTTAGTCTTTAGAGCATCAGAATTACCGGGGTTACTGACAGGAATCTCAGCAACATAGGCATCAGTTTCTATGTCAATATCTTTTACTTTTTCTTTGGCCGCTTCTGAATTGGCAGACCGGGCTAAGGAATCAATATAATCCTGAGCGAATTTATTATAAGACTCTATGGCGGATTTTATGGTGGAAGGCACACCGGTTGATAATGCAGCATCAGAGGCGGTTTTAGCGGCATCTTTCGCAGCTTTGGCGGCTTGTGTAGCTTCAAGTTTTTCCGCAGCAGCCGCTTCGGATTGCAATTTAATAGTAACGATTTCTGATTTTGCCGCATCGGCTTTGGATTTGGCTGAGGCAATCTCAGCGGCTCTAGTTGCGGCGGCCTCTCCCACGATAGTGGGATCATCGGAACAAATATATGACGACGGTTTACAGTCATCGATTGGCGGACAGTATTTAGTGTTTTTGTCCGATATGCATATGGTAGGCGATGGAACAGACTGGCATGATTTTGTGGTTTTGTTGAAAAAGTTACCGCCTGTTTCGGAACCTGAATTGCAATCGGGTATAGGCGTACAAACATCATTGAGGTTGTATTCTGTAGATGAACAAACACGAGGAAGCTTACACTCGCCTGTCGAATCTCGGGTTGCTGGGGCGGTACAGGGTGGGACGTTTATGCAATTACTACCAGAATCATCGCCGCCGTATGGACATGTGTAATAACGATTTATCGTACTAGTAGTAGGGTTACCGTAATAAAGAAGGTTACAGCTAGACGGCTCTGAACTCGACTGATACACGTAGGCATTATTAGAAGAGATGGAATAAACACAAGCAGCTTCAAGGCTAGAAAACGATTGGCCGCCATAATACCAAATGGGAACACCAGGATAGGTATCTGCAACCGCTATGCCAGATAAAAATAAGGAAAATAAAAACAGGGTTATTCTAAGCATTTTCAATGACTTCTAAATGAAGATATAAAAACAAATGCGCTGATTGCCCCGATTAAAGCGATCAAACAATAAAAGAAAGCAACCAGCGCACCTATCATAATGCTACGCCTTCCTCACGCCGCGCTTGGCAAGATCGATGCCCTTAAAAGTCATCGCGATACCAATAATTAAAACACCAGTAGCAGCAGCAAAAGCGGCTACGGTAGACAAGTCAACTGCTGCAAAAATATCAGCCATAATATGTACTCCAAAAATTGCGGGAATCCCCCCGCGAGGTTTGCTCAAAACGAGCTAAATCTTTTTTATTAATTGAACGGCTACGCCTGTTGCATAGCCCAACGCCCACATGGACAAAACAGCACCCATGCCCCACGAAAAAACATAGGCAATTTGTATGGGGTCAATGCCTATGCTTGCCAAGGTAACAGAAGAAAGCGCCTCTATCGAGTTATAATCCTGGGCAGTAAAAAGCACATAACCGGTGCAATCCTGCACTGTCTGTGCGCTCAAGGTTATTCCCTGACCGCCTATAACTGGACCGCTATCAAGGCCAACATCAGCAGTCAGATTAGTGAGATCAACGCAAATAGCCATTTGTTCAACCTACACTGGCTTTGATTACGTATCCGTTTATAAAGCGGTCTCTTCTCACTCGGTTACTAAGTACCCGCTCTTTGAACTCTACGGGCTTTTTTATCAGGCAGGTCATTGAGCGGATTTTCATACGTTAAACCTTGTTTATGCTTTGTTTTATGGTTTGTTGGCGGTGTTTGCGGTTGTTGTTCCAGACGGTGCGCCCGTTGGCTGACCCGCTACGCCTTTGGGTTTGTCTTTATCAGGGAGGATTTCTCCGGTTGTTTTGTCTATGTGTTCGTCTTTTATTTGATCGGGTTCCGGGACGTAAGGTTTCATGCTGATAGCCGTCAGTACGGCTTTATTTTGGCCGCCCATGTTAATTTCACAGAAAATTTCCATTTGACATGGAAAGAAAAGTTTTCCAGCTTCTACTTCGGCTTTTTTCTGGTCGAACATTTCAAATGGCATTTTTACTTTGATGAGTTCGTTACCTAGGTTGTTCGGGTTTTTTCCTGTGTTGGGCTTGGAGACCCAGATGGAGCCGCCTTTGTTGTCTCCATCGATCTCATAACGCGTTAACGATTCTACTTGTCCTCTTATGACTGTTTGCATGTCGCCTAGGAAGCTGTTTTGGGTTATTTGGTCGGTCATGTTTTTGTTCCTTTGTTGGAAGTTAATGTTATGGCCCTTTAAACCGCGGGTCGAACGGGGTTAGTCTTCTATGTCAAGGATAATTTAATAATTGCATTCATTTTAAGGCCTCATAACGACCACGAAGATACCAACCAATAATGTAA